CTGGCGAACAATAAGCGCCACAGCCCGGCGATAACGCTCACCGGCTTTTGATACAAAATATGTGCTGCCACGACGTCGCCAGTAGGTGTTCACCGTCGGCGGGTAAAGCAAAACAAACTCTATACGCATCAGTAACCTCTTTTACCCGAGCACGCCGGTTGCAAAGGCGTGATCAAGAAAACGAAAAATTAAATCAACCTGGGAACCATGCTTTTCTTCGAACGCCAGCGGATCCGCATGAAGCTCGTTGTGATGCTCCCGACACAGCGGTAGCGTGAAAATATCGTGGGATTTTGTTCCCATTCCGCCCTGACCATGACCAATCAGATGATGAGGATCGTCCGCTGGCTTACCACAACACGCACACGGCTGTGTCTTTACCCAGCGTGTGTATTTCTCATTTACCCAGCGGCGACGTTTAGGTCGTTTCATGAAGGATTCCGGAGACTCCGGATCAACGGCAATGCTGACCACCGTCTTTTCCTGTGGTGGGTTCTGTTGCTGGTGGGTGTGAGGCGGTAGCGCAATATTTTTTGTGCGCTGCTTCAGTATGCTGGTGGCGGTCTGTTCTCCCGGTATGATGTCGCTTTCACGGTATACGGAGCGGATTTTTTCCGCACGCAACCCCAGCGAACGACGTAATACCGCTTCCGGTAGCGCGTCCGCCACCTGATTGCGGACCGCCCACCAGGATAATTCAGCCAGAGATAATTCACGCTCCTGTGCGCCATTCATTGCGTGACGGATGATGTCAATCATCCAGGCGGCCAGATTCTGTTGAGCAAGTTGATCCAGTGAATCAGATGTCTGCTCCCGCAGCTGGTTGTCGCAGTGCCAGCACAACACCATCGCGCCGGTACCGTAACGGTGAATGACGGTTTCGCTGTGATGATAATCACCGTGTAGCCACTGGCAGGATTTCACGTGACGTAATAACCAGTCAGACAGTGCACCAGCGCCACCCGCAGCACGGATCACCCGCTCATCGCTGAAAAATGGCAGTAGTGATTTATCTTCCGCCAGCGGCTGGTGAACGGCAGGTACAACCCCGGACGGCAGAGCTCGCATGCTTTTTGGTTCCGGCTCCACCAGTATTCTGCCGTTATGGAATGCTGACATTGATTCACGGCCTGGCTTAACGATAACCAGACCGAGTTCCGGTACCAGAACAGGTCGAAGTAATACCCGCACATTACCTCCAGATCCGTTGCTGGAATGTGCGGGACGGACGCGGTGGCCGTTCGGAGTAAGGGAGCCTGACGGAGATTATCCAGTGACGGTAGTCGAGGCTAAGGGCTTTTTTAACCTCGCATCCGCGCCTGCGGTAACACTGAATGAGCCATTCGGCCTGTTCTTCAGTGCATGGGGGATGCTGGTACCAGTCAGATTTGAATGCGTAAAAACACCGTCCGCGCCTGCTGGCAAAGACGGCAGAATCATCAGAATTGTATAATTTGGTATCGTGCGCCATCGGTTGTCTCTGCTGGCGCAGCAGGTGCCAGTTGTTCAGGCTGGCGTGCGAATTGTAAACCAGAATGCCAGGAAAAAACAAAACCCGCCGAAGCGGGTTAAGTGCGGGTGCGTTGAGGATGCCTGATTCATCAGAGGTGGCGAGGGATTTCTCCCTCGCCGGGTCTCTTACTCCTCAGGTTCGTAAGCTGTGAAGACAGCGACCTCCGTCTGGCCGGTTCGGATTCGTACCTCGCAGAGGTCTTTCCTCGTTACCAGTGCCGTCACTATGACGGTAATACAGATGACGATCAGGGCGATTAACATCGCCTTTTGCTGCTTCATAGCCTGCTTCTCCTTGCCTTTCGGCGCGTAAGAGGCTAACCTACATGTGTCTAGCATGAAATTGGCCTCAGATTAATGTTAGGCGTCTTGCAGGACGCGTAATGTTAACTGGGGCTTTTCTCTGTCTGCCTTACGGTGGCATGCCCGAGGCAGACAGCCTCAAGCACCCGCAGCAATTCTACTTAACTCTCGCTTTACCGCAAACCGTTTTTACCCGATATGGGAATTCCCATATCGTAATGAATTCAGTTCCCTAGTCGATCCATCAAAAACACAACCAGGCAGTAAACGCCCACAACAGCAATAACAGCCAGCGCACCTTCCATTGCCAGTGAAATATCATCCGACATATTCCCTCCTTTGGTGTGAATCCCGGCGAACGTTTTTACCCCCACCGACAAATAACATATACTAAAAAATCAATAGCTATAGCAACGCCTGTAATTGCAAAGGCTTCAGGCCAGATCATTGGCGCACCTCCTGCGGCGGTTCTGGTAGCGGCATCCAGTCGGTTACATTGCGGCTCTGTGTTTCGAAAAATTCATCACCATTACGGACTACATCAAAAAACTCACCGTCTCGATATTGCGCATAAAGAACGAATGCGCCATCACATAAAATAATTACGTGCTGACCATCATCCGGCATTCGCTCACTACAGCTTATCCAATCATCCAGAGTTACCGGATAGTTGGTTGACGTTTCCGAGATTTCCCGAAAATTATTGGTTGACGAACCCTTTTTTTCCCGAAAGTTTCCAGCCTGAAGCATGGCGGCGCTGTCTGGCGGGGCAGCATATAGCGGCACGTATATTTCCGGTTCCTTATCAGCACCGGGTTGCTCTTCCAGTGAGAATGTCTTTCCGGTAAATCGATTCATATAAAGCACGGGCTCTGCTTCCAGCGAAGCCTGAGCAACAAGGGCCAGTGCTAAATCCAACTCAATTGCCTCGAGAGAATTTTTGAATGCTGTCTGTTTTACTGCAAATTTCATCGCCTTTACATTTTCACTAACATGACTGATTAACTGCTCTTTTGTAAAAGTGGTCATCTCATTCTCCTTTGATGCGAATGCCAGCGACAATTGAAGCCTGATAGCTAATTCACTCACAGTACCGCCTCCTGAAAATTGCCCTGATAGAACGCCAGTACACGCAGCATAACTTCACTCTTCCGGCACTCGCCACAGATTATGTTCTGTTGTCTGTCGTAGCGGCGTATTTCTCCGTCTGGTAACTTTCGAATCAATGTCTGGTCGGTTGCTTTCTCCGCTGCCTTACGCCATACGCGATACACCTGTTCTGATGTAAAAACACCGTATTTACCGGGCATGTATAAATCGCCACAAGCCAGTACATCCACAAGGCAACGTCTGACTGAATGCCAGCCTGCTCCCGTCGCTCTCTCCAGTTGTGATATCGTCATGCGTTCATTTTTGCGTACCAGCCCGATAATTCGGGCCTTCAGTTCTTCACGCTGTTCGTGTGTAAAAGGTTTCGCCATAAGCGCCTCCGGCTATCACTTTTCCGATACAACACGGCGGGAAGAATCAGTAATCTGTCGAACAATATCCCGGTGCTTGTTCAGCTCCCGCAGCGCGGCGCAGACTCGCTCCCACTTCTGAACATCACTTTTCGCCCTGCGCAGCGCCAGGTTTGCCCTGCGCAGGGACGGAAAAATCAGCTCATCTGCTTGCGTTTCGGTAAACGATGGCAACGGCTGCACAATGTCCGCCACAGTTTCTGTTTTAATTTCTTCCTGTGTTGCGGCTTCCCGGACTGGTAACGCAGCACCTGCTGGCTGAGGAAAGGCCTTACCATCACTTTCCGTTACCGGCGCGGCTTTCGGATCTGCTGGTAAATTACCCCCCGACATGCAGTAACGAAATTTACCGTTCTGATTAACGCGTGCCAGCCGCCCCGTTGCGGTTACCACCGCCAGCGTGGAAGCAACCTTGCGAGTACTGACGCCGAACTTACCCGCCAGTTCCTCACACGTTTTAGCACCATCCTGACCGATAAACTCAACCATCATGTCTGCGGTAACTTTTGGAGCGACCTCTTCGGTTACCACATCCGGCGCTTCAGGTTGTAGTGCCTGCCCTTCGGTTACCCCGGCTTCACCTTCGACAGCCAGAAACCAGGTGTGACCCGTTTTATCAACAACGCCATTTTTTTGAGTTCCCACAGTTCGTTAAGAACTTCTTCACGGCTGATATCAAGCCGCGCCGCCAGTTCAACAGAATTGGCTTTTCCCATCGCTTTCAGTGCATGCAATACAGTTTCCATCGAAAATTTACCTCGTCAAAAATTCTCACATACCCTGACGTCCAACGTTTGACCGCCAGCTCTCCCAGTTAAAATTCACCCAACGACCACCATTCATGGTCATACGGTCCATCACCCGATCTCCGAGGAGTGTGCTCATCGCTGCGTGATTCAGGTTCGTCAGCATTCCGACACTACGCATCGAAGCCGTTCTGCGGTCGACTATCTGGTTCAGCGTGACCTGCTCGTTGCGCGTATCCCGCTGCATGCCAATTTCATCAAGGACCAGAAGGTCAACTCCACAAAGCTCCTGTAAAAATTTTTCCCCGGACTGGCCGTTGTCGTAGCCGTCATGCAACACGCTCATGACATCGGACACGGTGACGATAATCACGCTTCTCCCCTTCGCCATCAGCCGATTGCCAATCGCTGCTGCCAGGTGATTTTTACCGGTACCAGGTTTACCGCTGAACACGAAGTTTGTACATCCGGTCATCAATTCATCGGCAATGGATTTCGCCTGGCTCAGAGCATGGCGCTGACCGTCGTTCTGCACCCGGTAGTTCCCGAATGAGCACTTCCTGTGAAGCGGCTGGATGCCCGCACGGTTCAGGATTTTTTCAACCCGCACCTGATGATTCAGGCGGTTAATCTCCTCGCTGCGTTTTCGTCCTTCAGCAAGTTGCCATTCCCGCCACTCCTCCACCGTCCGGTACGGTGGAACCGCCCCCTGTGGTGCAAGTCTGCGAATACGTTCAAGAACCCCAACTGCCGCAATGTTTTTCATGACACGTCACCCCCTGAATCCCGGCGGTATTTCAGTGTCCGGTTCAGAAATGTGATTCACGCAACGCTGCGCGGGCGAACGCCCCAGGCGGATAACCAGTTCATCCCATTTTTCCCGGAGTTTTGCCGGACTCATGATGTTTTTTACCCAGAACGAATCCCGCTGGAGACGCCCAAACATTTCACAAATTTGTCTGTGAGTTCTGCCATCCAGCATCCGCATTGTCCGCACGTCATTGGCCCATGCAGTCCAGTTGGGTTCTTTCGGTCTCGTGATCTCGCCATCATCGCTGGCCGCCTGCTCGTAAAGACTCACGATTCGTCCCCAGATCCACTGTGCGCACACCAAATCTTCCTGACTTCCCCACTGGCGTTTTTTCGCACTGAACACAACCGCGTCAGGGTGTCGGGTTAAAAAATTCTGTTCAGCCGTCTGCGGGTCCGGTTGCGAAGCGTCCGGACAAGAAGATCTTTTATCTGACGGATCAGGTTTTAATACTGACGGATCGGGGTCAATCATCGCCCCCCTAATCGGCAGTTTGTTATCAACAGTTGATCCATCAAAATTTGACGGGTCAACCGTTGAGGGGGCAATATTTGACGGGTCAACTGTTAACGGGTCATTTTTTGCCGGGCTAATTTTTCTTTTCGGTTTATATGACTCACGCGCCGCCGCAGCAGCTGCTTCGAGTTTTTCCACATTAAGCCGATAGATATTGCTTACATTACGCCCACCGACCTTACGCTCTTCCTTCGTCAGCCAGCCCTCTTTCGCCAGTTCTGCAATAGCCGATTTCACTGTGGATTCACTTCTTGCACCGATCTGACGCCGGATAGTTTCAATGGCAGGCCATGACACGCCCTCGTCATTGCTGTAGTCTGCAAGACGGGCCATAACCGCCACCCTGGATAAGATCATGCCGGTGAAGGCGCACCCTTCCCAGACAAGACCATGAAGCTTGCTGCTCATAAAACCCCCGAACACCGTGCTTTTAGTGCATCACCACAGCATTCCCTGCCGGGCCGCCGCGATTCATCTGGTCATACAAAACAACCGCTGACGCAACAAAATCATCGACATCCTTCACCAGCCGATCCCTCCGTTCGACGATCTCACGGTAATATTCAGAACTGTGGCTGCGCATACGGGCCACCAGCAAAGGCGGCATCGCCTTTTCGATCGCCGGTAACAGAGCCTGCATTTTTTCAACAGCATCAGGGGTGTCTTTATCCAGCCAACGGAAAATTTTCTGGGTATTACGGGCCAGGGCTTCCGGATGGCTGTCGTCATACAGTTCCGGGAACGTCATTCCCAGCTCGAAATACGCTTTGGTAATTTTCGCAGCCGGTACTTTTTCGCCGTCCGGATGCGCCCAGACATTCATCGCCATGCGGATGTGTTCATGCTTGATTTTCATGAATCAACTCCATCAGATAAGCATGCACTACAATCACCTTCAGCATGAACTACATGTGTTTGCCCCAAACGAATGCCGCTCGCATACTCAGGCCAAATAAGCTCCCAATCATGGGGTCGTAGCTCCGCCCTACTTACTTGGCCTTCCGTCGCAGATTCGATCATAAGGGCGCGGGTTGGAGATATAGCTGTTCGTCCAGACGCCATTTGCGATAAGTAAGATGGCGATACACCAAGTCTGGCCGCGAATTTCTTAGCATCACCAACCCTTAATGATTTAATAAACTCTTTTAATGTCATACCTTCCTCGGTTTAGTGTTTTTTTGCGAGTTTAGTGTTTAATAAACCATTAAGTCAAGTATTTGCTTGTTTAGTGATTACTAAAGATAATTACCACATGCAAAAAAAGAAATTCGCCGTTTACGTCTCAAGGAGTGGTTTAAAGATAAAACTCTGCCACCCAAAGAGAAGAGCTACCTATCTCAACTAATGAGTGGGAGAGCCTCGTTTGGAGAAAAGGCTGCCAGAAGAATAGAGCAAACATACGGGATGCCGGAAGGGTATCTGGATGCGGAATACGCAGAACAACCGGGGGGTTCTCCACCACATGCAGGGTTAACGTCTAATCAACTGGAATTATTGCAGATTTTTTCAGCCTTCCCTGAGGATGAGCAACGCCAGATAATCAGCGAGTTAAAGCAGAAAAAAGAATCAATGGAAGATCTCATAGCGAGATGGATTGCGGCGCAAA